AAATCCCCAAACAGAACCTTTGGTCAGGATTTTGACATATTTACTACCCTCTTTGACTGTCAGCCCTTCGTTGAACTCGGCAATCATTTGATGGTTGATATCCGACAACACCCTGTCGGCATCGCCCCGCGAAGTAAACATGGCGTAATCTGATTTGATTGTTTCGAGGAGAGTTGCGATTTGTTCTTGCATTTTTAGTCCTTTCAGTGACTAGTGATTCTTTCTATACTAATAAGCTATCAGGCTAGTCGGCACTTGTCAAGGGCTCAATTTAAAGATTTTATCATTTGTACATTTCGTTATATCCATCCAAAAAACTATATTTTTGTTTATCAACATAATTTTTATCGACACACGCAAATGTCACTATTGTATGGCGTGTTCCTTTTTGCACCTCGAGAACTCCATGTCGGTCCACAATGCCCGCGCGATGAATGGCACAAGACCGAGCCATTGGTTTTATTGTCATGTCGTGATTTTCATAATATAGTTCTCCACCCAAAAAATTATCATTCAAATATAAAACAACCCCATGCGATCTCCATGGCGAACTATTTGGTGTTATTCCATCCGGTTCTATATTATCTGCATGTGGGGGCATCAAATCATCACCCTGCAGCCAACGTGAATACATAGGGACTTCTAACCAAACATTTTTGTCATTTTCAATTTCTCGAATTTTATTTTGTATCCGTTCTGCTATCTCTAAAAGAACGGTGTGTTCGGTCTTATGATTCTTTTGAAGCATATATGCGTGGATATTTCTTTTGTCCCATCTTGGAATGGGACATGCGGTCATTTCAAACAGCTCTTCATTGTCTGTGGCCAGTTCTAAAAGAGTTTTGCACTCGGAATCAGAAAAAAAGTTCTCAAATACGATAGGATATTGTTGCATATTATTGGTTGCCCTCTTTACAGTAAACATTAAATTAATTTATAGAATAATTTACCATCACATCTATATGTTGTCCAATGCGAACATTTGGACGATTGTTATTTGCATATATCGACCGGCGAATAGTAGTTCCATGAACTCTTATGTCCAGCCAATATTTTTCAATCACCTGATAAGAATTGCGTCTGTTGACTGTTTGACAACGGTTCTCAACTCTAGTAGCATTGTTTCCATTAGATTGATTGGCCCCAATGAAAGCCCCGATTATCGCCCCTGTGTTGCGATTTCTCACCTCACTTCCGCCGCGCAATGCAGAACCAATAATTCCACCGATGATTGCACCCTGCAAAACATTTGCATTATTAGTCAATGGAACGTGAACATTGTTGCAAACTAATTCGGGAACATTCTCATATCTTGTACTATATACAGGTTGTATTCCAACAATAGTTCCGGTTACTCTTTCTGCAGCCTGTACCGATAAACTTAGTGTATGAGAACACGCAGTCAATAAAGTTGACAGCGCTAATATTTTAATTGCAGTTTTTATCATCCGTCTTCTCCTATGTATGGGCCGTCAGAGTTAAACTCTGACGGACTCTGCATACTCTTTGGCATTCGTTTCATCAACAAAGAATTTCTTTGTGACAACAGATCTGCCATCTTGCGACCAAATACTATTTACTTCGGTCAATTTAACTTCAAACCCATAACAATGGTCTTGAAACACGATTGGTATTACTTTTGAGTAACACTTGTAATTTTTAGTTCTTTCTTTCATGCGGTCCTCATTACATCTAGTTTATGATAAGATTTGTATTCTTTCTCTTTAAATGAGTCGATTTCTTCCATCAACATCATCATGCGATTTTGGATAAAATAGTTAAAGACTTTTTTCATATCACCCACCGGAGACATTTCAAATTTGTCTAAAATTTCTTTTTTAATCCCTTCTGGTACATTTGTTAAATCAACTAAGGCCTCATTTCTTTTCCAACGCTCCAACATGTTTGCATCGCAAAAATCTTCTGGTGTTCTGGTCATGTCCATCCACCCTATTAGAAGTTTTTTTGTGATAGGTTTTTGTCGACGATTTTCCACAAATACCTCATCATCGCTGAGGAAATTTGGAATACCATCAGATTTATCGCCGCGAATGATATGTTCGCGAAGATATTTTACAGGGTTATCTTCCTGCAAATATTTTTTCTGCATCGGGCTATACTGCACCACATTAGGATACTTTTGCAATTGTTTAAAGTCTTTGTCACTAGACATAATCAATACTTTTTCGTGTACTGCATATGTCTGAGTCAAAACTGCAATAATGTCGTCCGCCTCGGCGCGATCCTGTTCGATAATTTTGTAAGGAAACACTTCTTTCAATTCGCGTTTGACATCATTCATTGTATTGAAAATCAAACTCCAATCTATTCCAGAACTTTCTCTTTCCTTCTTGCGAGAATACTTATAATATGGATATAAGTCTTTTCGCCAATAATTTTTATTATCGCAACAGATTACGATATTACCGTACTCGGCCGAAAATTTCTTTTTTATGTTGAGTATGCTCGTCAATATCATATGACGCACCAACATTTCATCGATTTCTGTGGTGCGTGGACCAACCTGTGTCATTAGATTGGATATGATAACTTGACTTAGGTCTATTAAAATCATAGTCTCTTCTCTATTTTGTTTATACAACTACTTATATCACACATCGCCATGCCTTGTCAACACCTTTTCAAAACTTTATATCTAGTCATGCAAATCTAAACCATCGAGAAAGTCAATCTCGTCTTTGTCGCCAAAAATAAATGCACATGTATCAACAGGAACATAATGCGTCATTTCCCCATCGCGAACGGGATATGTTGGATCATGCACAACACCTTCCAAAAAAGGTCTACAATGATACTCTGAATCTCGCCGCGAATAATCAACTGCTTCATTCATTTCTGTTTCATTACAACCCAAAACTAATACAGTACCAAAACCTTGCCAAGTTTGAGTAGACCATGTTTCCACAAGTTCTCTTATTTCCTCGTCATCCACTCGGGCGGCCTCTTGAATAAATGCATTTGTTGCATGACTGGCCTGGGCCATTGCCTTACCGGCGTTCAAAGAAGTCATGTCTGTTCTCATCAAAATATATAATATAGGGTTCATAGAGTTTCCTTTTTGTTGAACCATTCGGGGATTTTGCGTTTTGTCCATACCATACTGAATCTTTCCTGTTTAGTTTCATAAAACATACGGTATGATTTTACAGGGTTTTCGGGAAAAATGCACTCTGGATTTGCTTTCATTGCAAGTGGAAATGGAGTGAGGGTATACTTATACCCATCCTTGATATTTTTTGGAAGTTTACCTAATGCAGTACGCAATAGGGTGTCTGTCATATGGACTTTGCCATATCGGTATGTGTATTCTCTACATAGTTCTGTAAAATGTTCATAATGCCACATATAGTTGTTATCGCTCGCCATTGTCCACACGGTACATGGATGACCCATATGAACAGCCTTATATAAGACATTCTCACGACTATCGGGCAATTCCCAATATTTGACTAAAGTTTTACCGGATTTGGACTTGCGTCGAGTCTCTGTGCCATCTAACATGCGGTGGGCAGTAGAAAGCATTTGACCACTTTCTACTATCATTTTTACCACATGTTTGTCACACTGTAATTGGGCGGCAACTTTTGGGTCTTTGTCTAGTATGAAGATATTCACACAAAATCTCTCAAAGTTACTGACCGTGATGGGAATTTTAATTTCCGTAATGCTTTTGATTGGATTTGCCGGATGCGTTCCATAGACACGCAAAATGTTTGTCCAATTTCTTCTAATGTGTAAGATTTCTCTAAACCACCAAGTCCAAACCGCATCCGTACCACACGCTCTTCGCGGGGAGTGAGTGTAAGCAATGCAGATGTGATAGCAGATTTTCTTTCTAGAATCACGACATGTTCATCATCATCAACTGTCAATTCCACATCGTCTAAAGAGTCCATATCTTCTGACACATAGTCTTCGAAAAATTTTCGGTCTTTCATGTGGCTGTTTTTGAAAATACCAACTGTAGTCATAACGAATCATCCTCTCTTGTTACAATTAACTATACCACAAGAGGGGCCATGTGTCAAGTATTATTTTTTAGAGAATTAATGATTAAAAATTTCTTTTCATATCAACCCAATCACTTTCCCATATTTCTACTAATTCGGCACCTAGTACATTTTCAATATAATTCCGTTTTCTAGAATCTTTTTCCCAAACTTGCTGCGCTGTTTTAGAGCCACGTATTGAATCAGTCGCTTTATAAAATTCTGGATTTGCATGGTCGTAGTCACCATTATATTCGTACACTTTTACAATTTTTCCAAGATTATTTGATCTGGTTATTTGACAGCACCCTTGATTCCAATCACGTTTAACTCCATCAAATCTCCATCTTTTTCCGCTCGGGACCTCCCAAGACTTGCCTTCATCTTCGTCAGAGGTAGAAATTCCATTGTATTTCAACCACTCCAAACAACCAATAGAAGATTTTGGCAGATCACAAGAATTTCTAGGTACTATATGACTAGAATCGCGTCCCAAAGCTTTGTAGACTTCTTTATATACCATATTCTGAAACTGCATACTTTTAGTCGTACCTTTAGATCTCTGATATTTTTTATAAACAGGATAATTAGGGTGTTCTGGATTGGATATGCCAACAAGTTCGTTATTTACAATAGTTCTTAGACCATTGCAAAGATCGCCATTATATCTTTTGCAGTCAAAACAGTTTGTCTGGTGGCAACCACCAGATATGTCAATATTCTTAGTTTTTGACACCATATTTGGAAATCGATCTGCATATTTTAGTTTTTTACAACAGGTACATTTTATCATTAGTTGTTTCGGACGGCGTATATCAAGTCCATAATTTTCGAGAATATTCATAAAAAGACTCCTATTTTCATAGGATAATTATATATGAATATCTCTTATATGTCAAGTATTATTTTTAATTTTTTTTCAGTTCGTTTTTGAATTCACTAAAACTTTTTTCTTCGCCCACATTTGCATATGCTCTGAATTTTCTAGGGTTTACTTGGCCTGGAGTTTTATGTGTCATTTTCTTTGCTTTTGCGAGATTACCCATACCCTGCATCGCCCGATATCTAGCATCGCCTCTTTCAGTAACTTTTGCAATATCTTTAAAAACTCTACTCGTATCACGGTCTAGTTTTTCCATTGTTCTTTGATACTTTGGAGAATTTCCAGTAGTTTGCATCATTTTTTCTAATTGTGTATGCATGTCTATGATTTTCTGCATCTCGGCTTGCAGATCACTGACAGCTTCTTTTTGTTCGGGTGGGATTTTTCCATCATCACCATAATACCTAAATGAATCTCCAACTTCTCTTTTTGAGTACGTCCACTGTTTTTTTGCTTTACGGTGAAAACCTTCTGCCTCTTTTTTAAATTTCACATACTCATTACCACGATCTTTACCAGCGGATGGAATCGTTGACTTCTGCACGAGTCCAACATGTTTGTCTGTCATTTTTTCGATTTGATCTAGGATTTTATGCAATCCCTTGTCAATCAATCCGGTCGTCCAAGGGAACAATTTAGAAACAATACCCTCGTTGAGTTCATCAGAGGCATTCAATTCTTCGCGCAATTCTTTAAAAGTTTTCATTTTTCTTTCCTTTTTATCTTTATTTATAATAGTGCCATTTTGCAGATATAATAAGAGTCCACTATATCAGATGTGGG